AATAAAGATTTTTATGACTTACTAGAACGTGAAGGTTATGACGCTATTGAGTATACAGGGCCTGAATTAAAACAATCTAAACTTAGTTCTAAAGAAGCACAAGTAGATCCTTTTTTTCAAACTCCTACTGTTTACACAGCTTTAGGAAAAAATTCAGCAGGTTCTAAAGGAGTTCAAGAAGCTAACGAAGCAGGAGGGTTTGCTGATTATTTAAAAGATTTAAAAGATTTAGAAGCTGAAGGATTAAAAGATCCTAAAGAACCAGATGCTGGTTTTAGTATTGAAGAAAATGTAGTAGAAGCTTTACCAGAAGATACTAGACCTATGTTTTTGCCTGTGTTTGACTTAGAAGGTTCTGAGTTAGAAAAACAATTAGCGACTACAGCAGGTAGATTTAACAAACAATATTTAGTATTTAGAAACGAACAAGTATTGCCTTTTGGTAAAACAGAAGTTCCTACTAATAAAGAAATAAACTACGTAAATTCTATACCTTTAGAAAAACGAATTAGTTTTATTGTTGAAAATCACGTAGGCGATAAAGCTGTAGATCCTTTAGTAATTAAACAAACTTTAGAAAATGAAGGGGTATTTAACTTAGTTAGTACAGGAAATAATAAAGGTTTAGGAAAAATTATTTCTTACAAGCAAGTAACTACTGGGCTTATTGATGATTTACGTAACAAAGTAGATGACAATACTGCTCAAACTTTAGAGTCTTTAAACAAAGCTATTATTGAAGCTGAACAAAAACGAGCTAAAGGATTCCAAGAAAAAGTAGGAAGAACTAATAAAACTAGAAAGTTTATTTTGCCTGAAAGTTTTTATGTTCAAATTGTTATGGAGCCGGGTAGCGATACTGTAAATGTTAGTAAAGCTTTAACGCTTCCTGAAACTATAAAAGAAATTAAAACTACTCCTGAACTATGGTATCACCCTAAAGATAATAATGTTTTGTCTGAAACAGCTAGACGTTGGAGACTTTTAAACTCTGAAGATGCTAACTTAAAACAATACATTACTCCTACTACCGAACAGTTAGAAACTCGTCAAGAAAATGTAGGTAAAGTTTTAGGTAGTTTGCAAAAAATGCGTACAGTTGTTCAAGATACAGTAACTCCAAAACGAAATAAAAATGGAGCACTAAGTAAAATAGGTTTAACTTCTGAAGAGTATACAAAGTTAATGGCTCTTCCTGAAGAAAAAAGATTTAAACCTTTTGAAAGAACTATAGATGTAGATACAACTAGAGGACTTCAGTACTCAGGTAAGTTCGATAAAGATTTAGAGTCTCAAAAAGAAGAAGCTGAAGTAAGAGAAATTTTTAATCCTCAAGGCGGTGAAGATCCTGAAACTTTATCAGAAGGTTCTACGATAGAAAAAGCAAGCTATGCAAATAGATTTTCTAAAGGTGTTACTAGTAAACAAAGATTTGATTTAGAACAAACAAAAGAATTTTTAGAAAAAAATCCTGAATTTTTAGATAATGATTTAGATAAAAAATTTAAAGGTGGTGTAGTGTTACAAGCTCTTAAAAGGAAAGTAATTAATGTATAAATATTTTAGCATGGATGAACTTAAATGTCAACACTGCGGAGAGCAGGGTATGGATGAAGCTTTTATGGTTAAAGTAGAAGCCTTACGTTGGGAGTTAGGTTTCCCTTTTGTTGTTACATCTGCTTACCGTTGCAAGGATCATATAATTGAGCGTAAGAAAAAAACTCCCGGCGCTCATGCATCAGGACATGCTATAGATATTGCTGTTAGCGGAGAGCAAGCTCATAGACTTTTAGATGCTGCATTTAGGGTAGGCATGACTGGCATAGGTGTTAATCAAAAAGGAAACAATAGATTTATACATTTAGATGATCTTGAATGGGATGAAAATCGTCCTCGCCCTTGGGTGTGGAGCTATTGAGGCTAGTTAAATGCGTTGGTTATTACTTTTACTTATGCTGCCTTTATTATCCTTCGCAGCAGACCAAGCCGTTATGGGCGATACAGCCGACAATACCAACAATCAAGAAGGCTCGCTAAATACTAATACCGTAGGAAGCACTGTAAGCAGCAATAATCAGACAGAAGATAGATCAGTTAGTAATACGTATAACGGCGCAGGAAGCTCCTCTGACATGCCTGTAGGCTCTGCAATAGCACCCACATATATGTCAAACGGAGTAGAAACTTGTTTACAAGGGCAAGGAGGAAGTCTACAAACAGGAATAATAGGTATTACTAGAGGTAATTATAAATCTGATAACGACTGTAATAGGCGTAGAGACTCTAAAGTTTTAAGTGACTTAGGTATGAAGGTTGCAGCTATTGCTAGAATGTGTGAAGACGTAAATGTATGGCGAAGCATGTTTGTTTCTGGAACGCCTTGTCCTATTCTTTCTGGCAGTAAGCTTGTTGTAGGCAAAAGAGCTTTTCTTTTAATGAAGCGTGAGCCTGAACTGTATATACCAGACTACGGAAAAGTAAGGATGCGTGTACATGCTACATTTAGCAAAAAACCCGCATACCCTGCTTACACAAAAACACAAAAATGGTACAACAAGATATTAAAAATAGGAGAAACTATTAGTGATGAAGAGAATAATGATGACGTTATCTCTGTGTCTGTTAAGTTCCGTAGCTCACTCCAATGAGTTAGATAATTTAATTACTTCTAGCACTGCACTTGTTAATCAAATAGACCGTGGTATTAAGCTTGCTGGTGCGGGTTATGCTTATTCAAACACAGGAGGCGCTTTAACAAATGGTAGCCTTGCTGGGACTGCTCATATTAGCACCGCTCAGTTAGACGCTTATAACGCTGCGCTTGGTAACATGAGTGACTACCAAGCCTATGGAGATGTTCAAGCATTGTTAGAGTCTCAAGCAGCTACAGAGTTTGAATTAATGAATACTGCCGTAGAAGAGTTTACCGAAGTCGTTGTAGATATGATTGCGGTTGTAGAGGTTGCAGAGATTTCAGCTGAGGCTGAGTCTCCAGATGATAAAGCAGAAGTTCAAGAATACGTTGTTGCAAACGAAACAGCATTAACAATTACACAGGATCAAGTAGATACTTACAATCAATCTTTAGATGACATAGAAGAACATGGCAATAATGCTTCAGCATATCTAGGGGTAGCAGCCAATGAAGATGCAGTAGCTTTTTTGCAACAAGGGGCTGAGAATAATAATACTAATGCAAACGAAGGCACACTAACATTTTCTCAGAGTCAACAATGGGTAAAGCTGTCTCATACTGGAACTAACAACGCTAGTGCGGTCTATATTAATGGTCAACAAGGTTCATTTGGTATGGACTTCTACTTGAGTGAGGCAGACTGGTTAGCAGCAGGGGCTGAAAGTGAGCTGTACTTAACCGGGCCAACTGCTTTGGGATATCGCTGCTTTATGTTCGACGAGGATTGTGACTAATGAGCCTTGCTGAAACAGAACTAACTATTGGTGGTACATCTTTTAAAGGCGTGTACATCGCTATATTACTTAGCCTAGCTACAACACTAGGAGGCGGTGTATGGACTGCCAGCAGCCTCTACAGCCGTTTAGAGGCAGTAGAAGCCTTGCAGATACCTGACGTTGCTCCTATTGAAGAAGATGTAAGCCGTGTTGAGGCTGAGTTAGCAGAACAAATAAAACTAATTCAGCAGGAACTTATTGCTAATGATGTAAACCAGTTACAAGGAAAGCTTGCAGAGCTAGGAGTTAATTTAAAAACTATAGCAGAGCAACAGGCCAAGCTGCTTACAATTAATGACAAAGTAATAGAGCTTGAAAAAGAACTAGAATCTATGCGTGTTACAGTCACACAGGCTGAACTGATGACAAAAGATTTAAAAGATGTAGATTCTAAATTAAAGAAAATAGATACAGAAATAGAGGATCTGTGGTCAGGAATGGATTACTTATCTAATCCTTTGAACTAGGAGAAAGCTATGAGCATTATAGGAAACTTGATAGGCGGGTTAGGAGGCAAGGTTGTAGACGCTGTATCAGCCCGTAGCGAGCGTAAACACCAAGAGAAAGTAAAGACCTTAGAGATTGAAGAAGCTCGCCACAGAACGAAGCTAGAGGCCACTATGAGGGGGCAGGAGATGGACAACTCTTGGGAGCTTGAACAGATCCGTAACTCTGGTTGGAAAGATGAGTTTGTATTATTATTACTTTCTATTCCTATGGTTCTTAGTTTTATTCCCGGTACTGTGCAATATGTAGAAGATGGCTTTGCTGCTTTATCTAAAACACCTGACTGGTATCAGTGGTTAATACTAGCAGTGTTTGCAGCTATCTATGGTATTCGTGTTTGGAGGAGAAAGTAATGGCTCAAAAAAAATCTACGGTTAACAAAGCAGGTAACTATACTAAACCTACTATGCGTAAAAATTTATTTAACAGAATTAAAGCAGGTTCAAAGGGCGGTAAAGCTGGTCAATGGTCAGCTAGAAAAGCTCAGATGTTAGCCAAGCAATACAAAGCTAAGGGTGGAGGATACAAGTAATGGCGCTTAAAAAGTCTCAAAAGTCTTTAAAAGCTTGGACAAAACAGAAGTGGCGTACTAAGTCTGGTAAAAAGTCTAGTGAAACAGGTGAGCGTTATCTTCCTGAGAAGGCTATCAAATCTTTAAGCAGTAAAGAGTATGCCGCTACTACTAAAAAGAAACGAGAAGATACTAAGAAAGGTAAGCAGCACAGTAAGCAGCCTAAGAAAGTTGCAAAAAAAACACGTAGGCACCGTAAGGTATGAGAACTATAGTAGTATTTTTACTACTGTTAATTGTTGTTTGGTTAGATAAAAAAGAAAAGGAACATATAGATGGCTAAACCTAGAAAAGGAAAAGCGAAGGTAAAGGTAACGTCTAGTGGTAAGAAGGTTAGTTACGGTCAGGCTGGTAAAGCTAAAGGTGGTGGACCTAGAGTAAAGCCGGGTACTTCTAAAGGCGATAGCTACTGTGCAAGAAGCTTAGGCATCAAAAAGCGTTTACCTAAGAAAAAGCAGAACGATCCTAACACTCCTAACAACTTGTCTCGTAAGCGTTGGAAGTGTTCAGGAGCTAAATCACGTAAGTAATTATTTAATAATTCTTACATCCAATCTTTCTGCTAAAGCTGCTTTAGTTGATAGATCTAAAACAAAATCAGAATGTTTTTTTAAAAGCTCTGTAATTATTGCAATGTTTTCTTCAGCTAATTCTATAGAGGCTAACGCTGCTATAATTTCAGAGTTAGTTCTAAGAACAGTAGCCAGTCTTGTTTCTGGAGTAAGAAATAATTCTTCCATTATAAAGCCTGTAACTGTTTTTCTAAATAGTTATGTAATGAATCTAACTTAAAGTGACCTTCTCTTAAAATATTTCTTATATAATTTTGTGTATATACATCAGAAAAAATATTTGTAATTTCATTTTCAGGGAGAAAACTAAGCTCAGTGCTTAGTCTCCCTTTGTCATCAATAAGAACTTTGAAAGAAATTAAATTACCTTCTTTCATATTTCACATACTCCTGCAACACATGCTAAAGTTTGAGCACCTTCAGTGTTATCATCCAGCTCTTCAATGTCCCACTCCATATCTTTAGGCATTTCTTTTAAAAGTTTTTGATACGTAGCTTTGTCTATTTTCTGATAAGGTGCTTGCTTATAAACATGCTCTGCTTCTGGTAAAAAGCTAATACCACTAACGCTGTCAAAGTTTTCCCAGATCCACTGACATACAGAGTAGAAGTTATCATCGTTATAGTAACAAGTCATAGAAGGCTTATGTTCACACCAGTAATCTTGATAGATCTTCCAAAGCTTTAGCTGCTCCATAGCTCCCATGCTTTCTACTGTCACGGCTTTATTAGGAGCCTTCTGAGGAAAGCTAAACACCCAGTTAGAGTTATTCATTACATCTTCTTCATGTGGAAACCCTGCATCAATCATAGCTGTAGCAAGAGGATCTTTCTTATCTGCTCTTACAGTCCTAATGTAGTAATCACTAAACCTTGGGTGAATACCACTGGCGCTGTCAGTTAGCTGTGATACAGTACCTGAAGGCTTAACACAAGTAATAGCAACTGACGGATTAACTCCTAGCTTCTGCGCCCATGACCTGTTAGTAAGTATAGCAATGTCTCTGAGAGTCTCTAAAAGCCGTCCTAAAGCCTGTTCTCCTGTTGATCCATTAGTTAACTTGCAGTCCATAATACCTGTCATAGACACCCCTAAAAGAGCCTCTTCCTCTGTGTTCTTTTTCCAAATATTACGTAGATAACGAAAGTCAGTCATAGTAGATTGAAGCGTTCCTAAGATTGTAGCAACACGTACCTTTTCTACAAGAGTGTCTTCTGTATCATCTGATCTAACAATAACCTCTGATAGATTACAAAACTGATAAGGTCTAAGGATAATCTCGCTGCAGGGATTAGTACCAAACTTATATGTAGCATCTCTGCGTTCGTTACGTGCTGCTATTTTCTGAGCTGCAATACGACTAAAAATGCCTCGCTCACCAGACTTAGAATCATACAGGCGTTTCATTTCAGAAGAGTAAGTATCAAAGTCAGGTTTTTCAGAATACACAGCACTGTTGTTTGCTAAAGCTCTCTGACCATTGCTTAAGTACCACTCACCATTTTTAGCGTTAGCCATACGGTTATCAGTAACATTACTTAAACTAATAAGGGCTGACCTACGGACACCGCCTACAACAACAATGTCTGCAATTTTACACACTAAGTCATGACACTCCAATGAGGTAAGCTTACGTCCTGTTGCAGCTTTAAACATATCAACAGTAAAATTAAATAAATCTGCTAAAGGCTGTGGTCCACTTGCTCTGCCTCCAAATGTTTTAAGCCTAGCTCCTGCTGGACGAACCCTAGTCAAGTCACACTTAGGAACCTTACCAGCATATAACAGGCTTATAAGCTCTCTAAAGGAGCTTGCCCAGCCTACCTTACTATCAGCTACAACAATAGTAGAATCTGTATCGTGAAAGCTATCAGCTACTTCTGGAAGCTTGTTAACGTAGTCCCGCTCAACACTGAATCCTACGCCTGTTCCACATAATAAGATGTACATAAGCTCGTCAAAGGAGCGAGGGCTGTCAATAGGTAGATAAGAACAGTTAAAACCCGCTACGTTGTCACGGTGTAAAGCTGCTCCTGCTGTCATAAGACAACGCATAGAAGGCATTACTTCTTGTCTAGTAATAGATTCAAACAACTCTTCAGCTTCTGAATCACCTAACTGATTACGCTCTACAAAAAAAGCAAGGTAACGATTAACTGTTTCTCCCCATTCTTCTCGACGTTTTTCATCATCTATGTAACGTGCATACCTACTTTTGTGTATGTATTGTTGATACTGATCCATCATAAACTCCTAACTTTGTGCGCTAAAAAACATAATTATTACATAAACTGAAATAATATTTGTAACGATAATAATTAATTCTTCATATATAATTTTACTTGCTTTTATCTGAGTATCCATAGGAAAGTGCAAAGCAAATTTTAAAAAAATAAATAAATCATTTATAAAATAAAACACTAAACCTGACATAGATAAAATAGCAAAGTAAAAATAGTTAGTAGCTATATATAAAAGAGAACAAGTAAGACCTAGTAAAGATGTAATAACTGTAATATCATTAGGCATAACTTTTAAAACAGAAGGAATAATTTTCATTACAAATCCTTTAAAATATTTTTATATTCTTCAAACTCTAGCTTTTCTTTTCTAATCTTCAAAGAGTTTTTAACATTTTTAACTTTTTTATTTTTAAGTTTTTTTGTATACTTATCCCTCCGTTCATTTTTTAAATCTAAATAATTTTTATCCATTTTTATTTAGAACCTGCATTAATTTATCTTCGTACCATTTTGCTTTTTGTAAATCCTCTATTCCGTTTTTGTAAGGATAACGCCAGCGGTACTTCAGACTGTTTCCTCGCAAATAACCAACAAACTCTTCGTGGCTTAACATTGCGCTTATTCCATCTATACATTCAATTTCTCCCTTGTTATAATGCTTAGGCTTATTAACATTATTCCATTCTTCTGGGGTTGCATCATCAATGCTAACTTTTGTTTTTGTATGTTGTTTCATTTCCACTCCTCTGGAAAAGTTTTTTCTGAATACCATTTAATTTTATGGTTGTCTGCCCACTCTGAGTGTGTCAGCTTGGTTCCATCTTTGCGAGGACGCGCACGAGGCATCGGAGCAAAGGGGGAAGCAAATATAAATACCAGCTCAACATCATCAGGCAATATTTTAATTACCCATAAGTACTTACTATACTCTGCATAATCCCAAAATCTTCCTTTAGCTTCTAGTAATATTTTTTTACCTTCAATAATTTTTATAAAGTCAGGATTATAAACATGCTCTACAATGTAAGGAACTTTTTCTGAATGAGCTTTCCAAGTTTTTAAAAGAGACTTATGTAATTTAGCTTCCCATTTTGAATCATATCCTTTAGGTATATTAGATTCTCTTGGCCTAACTTTTCTAGAACTTCGTTTAGGCATTTTCTACATCTCTTAAAGTAATACTTTCTAATTTATAATTTCTTTTTAAAAGTTTTTTAATTTTTTTTCTAACCCATCTATAAGTATAAGCATTTAATCTACGTTGACCCATAGAAGTATAGTACTTTTCTGTAGGTATCATACTTAACTTTTCAGCTTCTGATATTTCATTTTCCGGTAAAATATTTTCCAACCACTCAAATAAAATATAAAAAACTTTCTGGTTCATTTTTTGTTTTTTACTTTTTATAACCATACTTCAGGCACCTTAGGTTCACTAACTACTTTAGTTAAATATGTTAAACCTTTTGAATACTGAAATACTCTAAGGTTAGGATAACACCTAAATTTATGCGGACAATAACCACAGTTTTTAGGAAGCTTTAAGTTGCCAGCTTTTCCTTCAGCGACAGGCTGATAACATTTTTCAGGTGGCTCACTTTCTAACAATGAGTTTTTAATTTTAGTAATTAAATTATAACTATTAGGTTTGTCTAATTCATCAGGCTTATACATTACAAGCTCACCTGACTCTTTATTAATAACTAAAAATCCTCCTTGATTTGTACCTTCTGCTTCTTCGTAACCTGACAACTGTGCTAAGTATCCAAAAGGATCATCAGATACTAATGTACCTTTTTTAAATTTATTAAATGCAAAGCTAGATGCTGTTTTAATATCTATTATTTCCCCATCAATTTTACAATCAATGTGTCCTTTAATACCATTTAACTCTACTTCTTTTTGTTGGTCTGTAGCTTGATGTCCAGAAAATTCAACTAAAAATAAAAGAACTTCTTCTAACATATGACCATATAAAAACTTAATAGGCAAGTAAGGATCTTCTAATTTAAAGGTATTAATATTGTACTTTATATCATACCACATTCTTCTAGGAGGCTTGCCTATATTAGACATACGAATATTATTCTTTTTAACATCTTGGGCTTTAGACCAATGCCTTAAAACATTTTTCATACTTTCACCAAACTTTTCTATAAGCTCTTCAGAAATGTTTAATGATTTATTGTTTAGTAATGGACTAATGCTATTATAAATATCTTCAACTATATTCATTTTCTATGC